ACAAGCCGCCCGACCCTGACACCCACCCCAGCCGTCCCCTCACCTCGCCAGACCAACTGAATTTCGGCTATGCATGACGACGGACAAATTTCCCCGGACAGCCCTGCATCGAGGGGAGGGTGGAACCGCGCGATGCCGCAAGGCCGAAAGCCTCTCTAGCAGTCACCACACAACTCACATCACAAAAGGACGACCATGACCGACATCATCGAAACGAAGTCCGAGAGCCCCGCCGAGCTTGGCGCCGCGCTCGACGACCTGATGCGCGCCTTCGAGGCGTTTCGCGAAACCAACGACCAGCGCCTAGCCGAGATCGAGCGGCGCGCCGCCGATTCGCTGACGCTCGAGAAGTTGGCGCGGCTCGAGGGCACGCTGGACGAGCTGGCGCACAGGACGCTGCGTCCCCAGCTTGGCAGCAGTACGCCCCGCATCGGCGTCGCGCGCGAGCACAAGGCGATGTTCGAGAGCTACGTGCGGCGCGGCGAGACGGCACAGCTGCGGTCGCTCGAAGGCAAGGCGCTGTCGGTCGGCTCCGATCCCGACGGCGGCTATCTGGTGCCGGAGGAAACCGAGCGCGCCGTCAACCGCGCGCTGCGCGATATCTCGCCGATCCGTGCCATTGCCGGCATCCGCCAGGTCTCCGGCACGGTCTACAAGAAGCCGTTCGCCATCACTGGTGCGGAAGCCGGATGGGTCGCAGAGACCGCATCGCGGCCGCAGACCGACAGCCCGACGCTTGCCGAGCTGTCATTCCCGACCATGGAGCTCTACGCGATGCCGGCGGCCACGCAGTCGCTGCTCGATGACAGCGCCGTCGACATCGACCAGTGGATCGCCGAGGAGGTGCGCGTTTCCTTCGCCGAGCAGGAGGGCACCGCCTTCGTCACCGGCGACGGCACGGCCAAGCCGAAAGGTTTCCTCGCCTACACGACGGTCGCCAACGGCTCGTGGACGTGGGGCAACATCGGCTATATCGCGACGGGCGTGTCGGGAGCGTTCCCGACCACCGATCCCTCCGACAAGCTCATCGACCTCATCTATGCGGTGAAGGCCGGCTATCGCGCCAACGCACACTTCGTGATGAACCGCGCGACGCAGGCCGTGATCCGCCGCATGAAGGACGGCGAGGGCAACTACCTGTGGGCGCCGTCCGGCAAGCCCGGCGAAGCGCCGACCATCATGGGCTTCCCGGTCGCCGAGAGCGAGGATATGCCCGACATCGCGGCCAACAGCCTGTCGATCGCCTTCGGCGACTTCCGCCGCGGCTACCTGATCGTCGACCGGCTCGGCATCCGCGTGCTGCGCGATCCCTACAGCTCCAAACCCTACGTGCTGTTCTACACGACCAAGCGCGTCGGCGGCGGCGTGCAGGACTTCGATGCCATCAAGCTGATGAAGTTCTCGACCTGATCGGGCGATCCGATTGATCCGGTCGTAGGTTGGGTTGAGCGCAGCGAAACCCAACATGTCACGGATTGCCGTGGAGTGTTGGGTTTCGGCCGATGGCCTCAACCCAACCTACAAGGACTAGGCAGACGGGCGATCCTTCTGTTCCCCCGGGAACAGCCGGATGCAGTCGTTGTCGTTACACACGATTGCGCAGGGCAGCTCCTCCCCCTCAGCCCTGCGTCACCTGGCGGGAGCCCGGCCCCCCTCCCCTCGGCCGCAAGGCTCCCGCCATTTTGCTGCCCCCACAATTCGGTGACCGATGTCCCTGGACCTTCTTGAAGGCCCGGCGGTGGAACCCGTTTCGCTCAGCGATGCCAAGGCGCATCTGCGAGTGGACGGCACCGCCGAGGATGCCTTCATCTCGACGCTCATCATCACGTCGCGATTGCATGTCGAGGCCGCACTCGGCATCGCGCTTGTTTCGCAGCGCTGGGCATGGCGGATCGATGCCTGGCCCGCGAGCGGTGGCGTCGTGCTGCCGTTACGTCCCATGATTTCCGTCGATGCCGTGCGCGTGACGCCGGCGACCGGATCGCCGGTTGTCGTCGATGCCGCCACGTATCTCGTCGACGGCGGGGGAAATCCCACGCGGCTGGTGCCAAAAGCGTGCGCGCTGCCAGCACCCGGCGTGCCGATCCAGGGCATCGAGATCGAATTGACGGCAGGATTCGGCGATGGCGCGGAGGATGTGCCAGCGCCGATCCGCCAGGCGATCCTGCTGCTGATCGCGCATTGGTACGAGAACCGCGAGCCCGTCGCGATCGACGCCAAGCCGGCGAATGTCCCGGCAATGGTATCCGAGCTTCTGCAGCCCTATCGCACGGTCCGACTATGAGCGATCCGACGATCGGCGCCCTGCGCCAGCGTATCACGCTCGAGGCGCCGAGCAGGATCGAAGGCGAAGGCGGGACTGCTGAGATCTCATGGTCCGCCGTCTTGGACGTGTGGGCGCGCATCGTGCCGTCCGCAGGCCGTGAGCTTGTTCGCTCCGACGGGATGACCGCGCGCCTGACGCACGAGATCGTGCTGCGCCACCGCAGCGGCGTGCTGCCCGAGATGCGCTTCCGGCAGGGAACGCGCCTGTTCCAGATCCACGCCGTGATCGACGTCTCCGAGCGCCGCCGCTGGCTGCGCTGCCTGTGCGAGGAGTATCTGCCGTGAAGGTTTCGGTGCGCTTCGACGGGCCACGAACCCCTGCAATGCGGGAGCTGCTGGCGCGTCTGCAGGCGCGAATCGACGCCAATGCGCGCGAACGCGAGACGCAGCGCCGCTGGCCTGTCCCTAGCACGAGCCAGAACGACGACGGGAGCAAGCGATGACCACGGCGGCATTCGCGCTGCAAAAGGCCATTCACTCGACCCTTGTCGCCGATGCCGACGTGGTTGCGAGGCTCGGCGGCGCTCGCGTCTACGACGATGTCCCTCGCGGTGCCGCGTTGCCCTACGTCACATTCGGGCCAACCACGAAGCGCGACTGGAGCGCGGGAGACGATCCGGGCAACGAGCATATCATGACGCTGCACGTTTGGTCGAATGCCGCAGGTCGAAAGGAGACGCAGGAGATCATCGGCGCCATGCGCGACGCACTACACGATCAGTCATTGGCGCTGGCGGGGTACCGACTGATAAACCTGCGCCATGAATTCTCCGACACGCGCCGCGAGCCGGATGGCGACGGCTACCGCGGCATCGTCCGCTTCCGCGCCGTCACCGAGCCGCTGACCTGATTCTCCCTCTCCCCGTCCCGCTGCGCTTCACGGGGAGAGGGAATCCTCACATCACGGAAAACAGAGAGATCCCATGGCTGCACAGAAGGGCAAGGACCTGCTTGTCAAGATCGATTCCACCGGCAGCGGTTCGTTCGTCACGGTGGCGGGCCTGCGCACGCGTACGCTCGCGTTCAACGCCGAGAGCGTCGACATTACGCATCAGGAGTCCGCCGGCCAATGGCGCGAGCTGCTGGAGGGTGCCGGCATCAAGAGCGCGCGCATCACTGGCGCCGGTGTGTTCAAGGATGCGGCTTCCGACGAGCTCGTGCGCTCGCTGTTCTTTGCCGGCACCATTCGCAACTGGCAGGTCGTGATCCCCGACTTCGGCACCATCGAGGGTCCGTTCCAGGTCGGCTCGCTCGAGATGAACGCCAGGCACGACGGCGAGGTCGGCTTCGAGCTTGGGCTGGAGTCCGCCCGCGAGCTCGCCTTCACCGCGCTCTAAGAAGGGACAGCGACATGGCGAACCGCTATCGCGGCGAGATCGATGCCGTGCTCGATGGCAAGACCTATCGGCTGTGCCTCACGCTCGGCGCGCTCGCCGAGCTGGAGAGCGCCTTCGGACACGAGGACATGCTGGCGCTCGCGCAGCGCTTCGAGACCGGGCGCATCGGTGCGCGCGATGCCATCCGCATCATCGGCGCGGGACTCCGTGGTGCCGGCCATGCCATCGCCGACGAGGCGGTTGGCGAGATGCAAACCGACGGTGGCGCATGCGGCTTCATTGGTATCGTCGCCGAGCTGTTGGCGGCGACGTTCGGCCAAGCCGACGAAACGCGGCCAAGCCCTGCGTCCGCGGAGGGGCGCGCTGCCGGCCACCCTTTCCTTGCAGGGCTGTCCGGGGAAATTTGTCCGTCGTCATGCATAGCCGAAATTCAGTTGGTCTGGCGAGGTGAGGGGACGGCTGGGGTGGGTGTCAGGGTCGGGCGGCTTGTCGAGGTGGGCGAGCGG